CCCGTGGCTTGGAGGATGATCTGCGTTAACCCCTGGATGTCTTTGGACTCCTCCAGTTTGTGCAGGAGTTCCTGAAGCACCGCGATTTCATCATCCGTCAACTTAGGCGCGGCGCTTCCGACGATGGCAGCACGGAGGTTTTGAGCGATTGCAGCTTGCCGATCCATGGGTGGTTTCTCAACTCGTTAAATCTATTATCTACGGTATCCCGCAGAATGTCAAGGGGTTGAGCAAAATATTTTTGAGAATAAAAAACCGGGCCGTGATGACCCGGTTGGGGATGGCTTGGGGTTATTCAGCGGGGACGTTTTTGATTAGCCAGTCGTAAACGTCATCAAAGCTTTCGGAAACAAACCCGTTTGGCGCGGGGGCGAGTGTTTCGTTGGCCGGTGAATCCACTGATTGGCGCTGGTAGGTGATCACTTTCCATTGGCGATCAATCAACATACAGTCAACTACCCGCCCGTCAGGAGCCGACAGGAAGATGCGAGCATTGTCATGGCACTCCAGCTCCCAATTGGGATAGGTATCTTGCAGAACAGTAAGGATGCTGTGAATTGCGTCGTCTTGATTGCTGGCGCGAGAAGTCGGGCGGGATGGGTCGTACATAGTGGCTTCTAGTCCTCAAAACTCAAGAATCTGGCAGGATGTTGACGAATTGAATGGTCAACTTTTTCCGTCGGTATACCCCGATCATCCCCATTCCCATGAGCTGGTCTGGCGAGAGGCTTTCGCCCCGTGGCTCACCCAAAAAATACTCGTAGGTAGAGTCGTAGCGATTTGCGGACGTGGCATACACGTTCGTGAACCACTCGAAGCCAGTGGGAGCGCCAGGTGCGGCGTAGTCTGGACGAATGCCTTTGTACTTTTTGGCGATTTCAATCGCGCTCGGTTTGTCTCCGGGTGACAAAAAACTATCGCTGATCATGGTTATCTCCTAAAACCATCGGGTTCGCTTCACTTCAACGGTCACGGCTTCGATCTCATAGTCTGCATTGTCGAGGTCAAAGCCATCCAGCCCGCTAGCGTCCAGCTCTTCCTTCACCCATTCGACTTTCTCTTCATAGGTCGGACGGCGCTTGGTTATCGAAGAGAAGCTGCCCTCGATTTCCTCCTCGCCATCATCAGCGGTGTACAGCACGGCAGTTTCATAGGCCGTCTCGGTCTTGGGCAGTCTGAATAATCCAAACATGGCTCACCTCAACTCGATTTGTTTGGGCCCATCGCCCCTTGATACCACCCAAGCCAATCCAGAGCATCGGCCAGATCGAAAAACTGAGGGCGCTGGCAACCCAGCACGTACAGATCAACGCGGCCGGCGTGGAACCCAGCGTTTTCACCCCAGGCGACTAGGGCAAAAACAGGCGTGTCGTGATCGCAATAAGTCGCGTATCCCGTCAGCTCAACATGGTTTGAAGCGGTTTGCTGTTGCCAATCGAGGTTGGGATAGAGATCGCGCAGTTTGGCTAAGAGTTGATCGGTCATGGTTTTGGGTTCCGAGACAGCAGGGTTTGAAATCCATCAAGCCAGTCGAGTGCGGATTGTAGAGAGCGGAATGAGATAACCGACCCAAACCTAAACAGGTCAACATCGACAGACTGATCGCCCTTGACCTTGACTCGCAACATGACGGATGCATTGCAGTCGAGTATTGCGGCGGCTCCAATGCAAACACTGGCTCCATCGTCGCGAGGCTCACTAACCCACGTCAGGCGAGGAAAGCGGCGCTCCAATTCGTTGCGGATTTCATCGTGTTCCATGATTTTGTCCTTTTGGGTGGGATTACTGGCCATTTAGCCAGCGCTTAACGGCCGCATAGTCTTTGACGCTCGCAATCTTTCCGCAACAGAATCCGGGGCAATTCAGCCAGAAACGATGATGGATAAGGTCACATAACCGAATCACGGTTTCTGCATGGTCTTTTTCCTTGACCACGAAAGCGAAGATGGGGCGAGCGTCACCCTTTGGGCTATTGGGTTGGCGCACCGGCTCGATCTGCCAAGTCTCGGACTGTTCACCTCCCAAGACGACCTGGGCCCGCTCAAGTAATGCGTCACCTTCGGTTTCAGGGTCGAATCGTTCACCGCGCGAGGTAGTGACTTGAATTTTCATGGAGATTCTCAACTCGATTGGATTGGGTGAATCAGAGCGGCCCCTTTCGGGGACAGGTCGGTTTACTTCAGGCGGTATTCATTCAAGAAAGCGAGGTTCCCAATCGCAAATGCTCGCCCTTGGACTTTCACCTCGCCCCGCGTCGCGTCGGTCTTGGTGTACTTGGTGACCGTCACTTCTTCCCCGGTCTTGCGGTTGACGTAAATTTGACCGGCGGTGATGTTGTGGATGTTGTTGTAAGTCATCTTGGGTGGGAGCGGCTTGCTCCTGAACTCGATACATCTATTATCTGCGGTATCCCACAGAATGTCAACCCAGGAATCAATATTATTGATTATCGTTTACAGGTAATCCCGCCTCAATCGATAAGCGATGATGATCAATTTATTCCATCAAACCCCTTGACAATCTACGGCATACCAGTGATAATAGATTCATCGAGTTGAGGAGCGCAACGCTCCCACCCAAAATGACCTACCAACAAAAGCACCAAGCTCGCTACGAACAAGCCACCGCCGCTGGAAACCGCACGGTCGCGCTAGACGCGGTGTGGCGGGCCGCGAGTGCCGAAAACCTGATTAACGAGACTCGGGAACGGGAATTGACGGAAGCCCGCGCCGCTGAAATCAAGATCCAGCTCGGTTGGAAGTAGACCCACCCGCCTCAAGTAAACCCTAGCCACCCCGCCCCGTGCGGGGTTTGGAGATTTCAAAATGTTTGGATGGTTCAAAACAGAGAAAGAAGAAGTAGAGCCTTCCACGGGGCATAAGGTGCGATCCGGCGCTGTCGATAGTGCCCGCTACCCCGCGATTGATTTTGCTATGCAGGTCACGGATGCAAAGGGTGGATCCAAGACCACGATCCTTCAAACCAAAGACGGCAGCATGGCCACGGTTCGGGACATCCCAGGGGCTGGGCGGGTTGTTTCGCTTGATTTGACCCGAGAGGACGGGATCCACACGCCCCTTGCGGCCAGCCAGAAATCCAAGGATCGCCAGGACGTGATCGATCAATGCCGCGATTTTGATCGCCGTCTCGACTAAACCCACCACCCTATAAACCCTAACCACCCCGCGTTATGCGGGGTTTGGAGATTTCAAAATGTTTGGCTCCGCAAAACCCCCTGAAAAACTGACCCCAGCAGAATTACGACAGCGCCTCGTTGCCAAGCACCCCGCGCCAATTTCGCGCCTTGAAGCCCTGGAGATCGCGCACGCCTACCTTGAGGCATCCGATCAACCGGAAGACCTCAAGGCGGCTGATGTTGTCAATGAAATGATCGGCGAAATAATTGCTGCTGACTCGCCAACCTCAACCCATCGCCCCGGTTAGTCCGGGGCTTTCCCAGACCGGGCCGTGATGGCCCGGTCAAAAGTCAACAAGTCGAGAGGATTACCATGTTTGGTTTATTTGGATCGCGCAAAACAGACCCGGATGAAGATGTTTACAGCTCTGAGCTGCCTTTTCTAGCGGATCGCGATGGGAAGTGGGATGAATTAGCCCATGCGCTTTCCGGGTCATGTCGCGTTTCTGACGATTCGCGCCAAGCTCCTTTACCAGACGGAGCGCGGGGCATGGTTTACCGCGATGGGCGGGTTGCTGCTGACTGGACGCGGGCCGATGGCACGTACTCGAAATATGCGAGCAAGGAAGCGAAAGAGTTGCGAGATGAAGCCATCGACCGATTGCACCAAGCCCGTAAGTGGTGGTTTGGTTGCTGATTCTTGAGCTTTCCCTTCCCAAACCGGGCCGTGATGGCCCGGTTTTTTATTCTCAAAAATATCTCGCTAACCCCTTGACATTCCACGGCATACCGCAGATAATGGTATGCATAAAGCGAGTTGAGGAACAACAAATGCTGACCCCAGAACAAAAGACCGTCGCTGCTGAGTCTGGTGCAAAGTGGTACGTCGCACCCCCTGAAGGCCCTACTACGCTCCTCCGTTACGAAGTCAATCGCGGGCAAGTCCAGTGGGAAGGGCGCACCGTCGCCGCCGATGGAACCTTGTTAGGCGATGGATGGGAGTCGTTGATTGACCCCGACGAGCTGGCTCGCAACGAGTCCGAACAGCGGCGACGGATTTAAGTTAAACCCCACATCCCCCAGGCCGGGCCATCACGGCCCGGTTTTTTTGGGCCCGTCCCCAAGCGATCGCCTCAAATCAGGAACCAACACCAGCAAAGCAGACAGGGCCCGCCCAAAGCGATCACCCAAAGTCCCGTCAACCTTGACCACTTCAACTTCGCCCCGTCCAATCGCCTCGATCAAAGCTGACTTGCTGGAATAGCCCAGTTGGGTGGCCACAATTTCCAGCCCGTCCCAACCCGTATCGGTGACGGTCAGCTTGTGATCTCTTGTTGCCTCTTCTCGATTTAGCGGTCGCCCCATGCCCAATCCCTCAAGTTCGCCCCCATTTTTGCAGGTTTTTTCAAGATTTTTGGGAAGGCAAAAAACCGGGTGAATCCCTTGCTGCATAAGGCTTAGGCGACCCGAAATGAACGGGTTACCCAATAGACGCGCGGCTTATTTTTGTTAACCGGGTTGACTTGACGGGTTAGGCGGGTGCATAATCATAAGTACCAAAGCGTACCGGGTTGAACCGGATCGCACCAATTAGCCCCCTCATGTTGATTTTGGACTCTATATATGCCCGCTAAAATTGCATCGAAAGTCAGTACCGTATCGCCCCAAGCCGTACCGAACGGCTCCGTGTTGCCCCAGTGGAACGCATTGCCCTCCCCGGTTGCGGTCGCGGTGGATATTGGCAACAGCAGCACGATTGGCGCGGTTGGTGATCGCCATGTTTTGATTCCGTCGGCTCTGCTCGCGGCCACCCATCGCACTGAAATTCCCACCGATGATGGCTCGGTGTTGTTGCACATCGAAGGGGATGCCCCGCAATCCTGGCTAATCGGCAACATGGCCATCGCGGCCGCGCCGACTAGTCATGAAAAAGTAGTGAGCCGCACCGACGGCAAAATCCACTACGCGCTGCCGTTGGTGTTGAGCCAACTGGCGTTGCTGTTTCCCGATACCACCGAGATCGCCCCGGCCGTTTTGGTCGTGGCTCTGCCCGACGCTCAGGTCTTGGGCATCAAGCTCCGGGAAAAGTTGCAAGGGTCGCACACCGTCACTGCCAACGGTCGCAAGATTCAGATCGTGATCGACCGCGTTGAGGTGATCGAGGAAGGGCGCGGCGCACTGTTACACGCGGTGAACCAGGGAGCCATCGCGGCTCAAGTCGTCACTCACAGCACGGCGCTGGTTCTCGACTTGGGCGGTGGCACGACTTTGATCAGTGCGGCCGCGCGGGGTAAGTTCCTGCCTGAATCGCGGTTCGTCGTTCAGGCTGGGGTTTACGCCCTCTGGCGTGAAATCGCCCAAGACAGCGACCCTGAAATGATCAGGAGCCGCACTCTGGAATACGGCGACCCGGCGGCCGTCGCTCGCTCATTCGAGCGCGGTATCGACCCCCTTGGCCGCGTTGAATATCTCAAGACCGGCATTGACTTGATGGGTAGCTACCGACGGGCTTTTGGCCCCTGGCTGCAATCCACGGTCGCGACGGCGCTGAATCAGGCCAAGCAATGGCGTGACAGTGCAGAAGTAATCTTGGTTGGTGGCGGCGGTGCGATGCTGCCTGGACTAATCAGTGCTTTGCGTCAATCCGAGGTCGGCAGCAAGATCGTTTTGTGCCCCCAACCCCGCGTGGCCAATGCTTTGGGCATGTCCGCTTACGGTCAAACCTTGATCGGAGGTCGCTAATGAACCGCCCTGACTTGGGAAATCCTGAAGTGTTTTGGCGGGAGAAATCCCGCCATCGGGCGGAAATCCCTGCTGATCTCGTACCTGCTCTGGCTGCCCTGGCCCGGGCCAACGGAATCGACACCCAAGGGGCACAGTGGGAAACCAAAACGGTCGAAACGATTCTGAGGCTGATCATCTTTGGGGGTCTCACTCCTCAAGCCATCGCAGCCCAAGCGACTAACTCGACTCCATCCCGCCCTCCTAGCCCACCGCCCGCCGCTCCGATTGCCGTCCTGTCGTTGAGTTAAGGCCATGTTTCGTGCCCTCCTGAATCGGGGCCGCCCCTTCAACCCCGGCTCCGATTCGCACCTCATCACTATCGATATCCCGGCCGTTGCCGTCCCAGACAAGCCCCGCCCGATCACACGCTTCATCAATCGAGCTTGGGAAGTCCTGAAGGCGACCGCCGATGAAATTTTCCGCTTGCCCCTCCTGGAGACTTGATATGGGAACCGTCACCGTCGAAGGCTACGAATTTATTCCATCAAAGAAAGACCCGACCTATTACACCGCCATCGCTCCGCACAATCCCAAAATCAGAATCTCCCTTTGGGACTGCGGTACTTGGCTTTGGCGAGTTGATGTGCGAGTGAAAGGCCGGTGGGTGGAAGTTGACACCGATGAAGGGTTGCCAAGTCTAGGTCGAGCGGCCTGCGCGGCAATCGAGCGAGTGGACGGAATCCACGATTACCTAAAGCGACGAACCGCAAGTGCCATCGAATCTGCCAAATGGTGGCAACAGCAACACGAGCAACTTGAAGCTATCCGCAACGCAATCAAAAATCCCTAACCCCCCCCAATCGAGTTGAGACCCGCTATGAACTACGCCACCCACAAAACCCAATCCCCCACGCTGCCAATCCTGCCTTTTGAGGAGGCTCCGATCCTTCACCAGACCACCACGATCACCTATGCGCCCTCACCCCGTCCCGTTCCTGCGGTTCGAGGTGCAAAGATTTCCCCGCTCGAACGGGCGATGGCCTTCGCTGCCTTCACTGCATTGGCCGGGTTGATTTTCATCCCCGTGGGTGTGACCTTGGGGCGAGCGCAATCAGATGATCTGGTTAAGACCTCCCAGCAAGAGAAGGCCGCGGCCAATCAGGCGCTTCAAAAGCAGTCAGCCCAGATCGAAGCCTTCTGCAAAAGCGTTCGGTAAGTTTCCGCCCCATCCCAAAAAATCGAGTTGAGCCATGTACGTCCCAAATCCCACCCAACAATCCCCATCAGTGGTCAACTACAAGACCACGATCCAGTCCCCTGCAACCGAAGCGGCCCCGCGTACTCTTGACTTGGTGAGCGAACGCGGTCTACTGGATCGCCTGTTGCCAAAGTCGAAAACCGACCTGATAGCCCGGGCCCTCGGAACCGTTTTGGCTGGCCTGTTTTTTGGCTCGATCCTGAAGGTATTGCCTTTGGGTGTCGTTCCCTTGTCGATTGCGCTGGTGGCCATCGCCATCGGAGCGGCCACGATCTGGGGTGCTGCGATCTACTCGCCTCAGTCCCGCCCGATCCTGTCGGCAGCGGTGATGTTGTTCGTGATCGGCTTCATTCTGACGGGAGTGGCGTAAGATGGCCAGTCACCTCACCCCCCATGGTCGTTCGCTCGCCATCGGTTCCATTGGGGCCGCGTCACTCGCCCTGGTCACGGCCACTGCCATCCCGAACCCCATCGCCAAAGCTGTGATTTCAGGGTTTGGATTGGCCGCTTCCGTGGTGGCCAAGGTCAGTGACGACCGCCGCCGATCCTGGTCTCGCGTAGCCCAAACCATCTCGCAAGAGCAAGCCCGGATCTTCGCAGCGCAAATGGCCCGACCCGGTGCGCTTGGTACTGCCACCAACGCCATCACCCCAGCATTGCCCGTTTCGACTGCCCCCGGACTGGAAGGCGAGATCGAACGGTTTTTTGCAGAGCGCGGGCTAGGAGTTGGGGCCAAAGAGATGCCACCGGCCCCGGCCTTCCACCGGGTCGGTTTAGTTTTGGGCCGCAACGCCCAAGGCAAGCCTATCGACCCGGGCGCGATCACCCCTGCCTTGCTCTCAGGGTTGCAGCTCCAACTGGGCTTAGACCGGCCGCCGGCGGCCACAATCTCTTCGCTCGGGATGGTGCTGGAATTACCCCGCAAGGATCGTGAGATTTACCGTTGGGTGGCGATGGATCTTGCCCGACCCGATTCCTTCGTCCCCCATCGGTTGTTCGGTGTGGATATGAACGGGGCCCCCGTAACCGCGCCTTTGACTGAAGTCGTTGGCTCGCTATCTGCTGGTGAGTCCGGGTCGGGCAAGACCTCATGGGATACCGCCGCGATGGCCACGCTCTGCGATTGGTACTCCCCTGACGAGATTGAAATCTGGCCGGCTGATTTCCAGGGCGGCGCGTCGTTCGAGCTGGAGACCGAGCGCATCCCCCATGTCACGCGGCCGGTGACGAAAGATCCGATGGCGTTGTTGCAGATGCTGGCTGAACTGGATGCATTCTCCGAAGAGCGCCTGGCCCTGTACGCACAGGTTGGGGTCAAGTCTTGGGCCGAATACCGCGCTAAGTTCCCGGACGAACGCCATCCCTACGTGGTCTGCTGGATTGAGGAAGGATTCAGCTACCTGCAATCGACCAGCGGGAAGGCGCTCGCCAAAGAGCTATCAGCCCTGGCCTCTCGGATTCGGAAGACCGGGATTGCGCTGCACTTGGTGATCCAGTCACCCAACAAAAAGGCCTTGCCCGATGACTTCGCAGCCCTACGCGACAACCTGCCAACACGCCATGTGGGTCGGTTGGAATCTGCGTTAGGTCGGGCTATCTTGGGCGAGTCGTCTATCCCAACGTTATCGTTGCTGGGCAAGGGCGATTCGTTGCTGCAATGCCCATCAATCGCTGGCGTGGTTCGGGTTCAGGGGCTGTTGGTCGCGCCCGAAGATCGAGGGACAATCACCGACCGGATCGCCGCGAAATGGGGTGAGCTGAAGCCCGACCCAGTGGCTCAAACCCGCAAGGATTTGGACGCGGTGATCAATGCCCAGCCGACCGCGGCCCGTGCTGAATTGCTGCCGACGGATTGGGCCTTGGACAGCGAGATCCGACCGGCCGAGCGGGCCCGGGTTCTGGAAGTTTGGCGCGGGATGTCCGAGTCAACCCGCCCTTCTCAGGAGCGGCTGGTGACGCTCGTTTGGGATGTATCCAAGGGCGGTGGCATCACGGGCAAAAACGCAGCCTATCGGACGGCTTGCGTTAAGGCCTGTCAAGTCCTAAAGGAAGCCCACCCAAAAGGATGGCAACTGCCGAACCATTGGAGGACTGAAGCGTGAAAGACCAAGACATCAACTATCACGCTTACATCAAGTCACCTGCGTGGTACGCGAGACGGCGCAAGGCGTTCCGGCTCTGGAAGGGGCGATGCGCCTTGTTCCCCTGGCTGAAAGCCCGGGATGGCCATCATCTGACCTATGCAAATTTGGGGCATGAGTGGCCGTTGCGCGATGTGTTGCCGCTATCCCGGTTTGCCCATCGGGTGGTTCACTGCCGACTGTTTTGGGCAAGGGGCAAGCCGCACTCTCATCGCAGGGTGTTTTGGGGGCTGGTCTGGAGGTGTTGGGCAATGATTGCTTGGGTGGTAGTCCGATTCTTGGAAGCTAAATAGCAGGTACTAACATGGCTTACAACGTAACGACCTGGAAAACGAAAGAGCTGAAAAATCTGCGAATCCCAGTTGCCAGCCTGTACAAACAGGCTTACTGGTGTCCAGACAGAGAAGTCCAGGGGGCGACTTCCGTGTTTAGCGTCGGAGAAGCTTCCATCGAAGGGGTGATTGATGGCGATTACCTGAAGGTTACTGACATTGACATCAGTGGTGAATGCAGCGGGACGGCGCTGAGACTGATTTTTGAACCGGCACTGGCCGATAGCCGCGGCCGGTTGGTGGCAACAAGGATTTGGGAGGGTGGCGACTCAATCGACCGATTAACGGTAGTTGATGGAGTGGTCACAACGGAGCCGATAGAGATTTAAGCCGATGAATAAAAAAACCGGGCCGCGATGGCTCGGTTTTTTTTGGGCCCGTCATCGTCACCCTGGCTACCCAACCTTGACCACCAAAAGTGATATGATGGGCACATAAACGACGCGCCCGACTGGTACTGCAAATACCAACCGGGCGCTGACCAGTGACTCCTTCAGGAGAGGAATCATGGCTAACGAAAAGTTTATCACGCACATGCTCGAAGGTGTTGAGATTGGGCAGCGGTTCAAAGATGGGTACTTGAACGCGACATCTTTGAGCAAGGCGTTTCGAGCAAAAACGGGCAAGCGCCGGGAACCCAACGACTGGATTCGGCTGACCCGGACTCAGGAAATGATGGGGCATCTGTCCCAAACTACGGGAATCCCCGTAGTTTCTCTCGTGCAAACAATCGAGGGGCGCAACGGTGGCACTTACCTTCATCCCCGACTGTCGATCCGTTTTGCTATCTGGCTTGACGACGATTTCGGACTGGCTGTCGAGGATTTCATCGCCACTCATGGGCGTGAATTTGCCGCGTTCGCAGCATCCCGCAACAAAGGCAAGGGAACGCGACGCATCGAAACCGACGCAATCCAGCGGGCCGGTTTTGATAAGCCGGGTTACTACGTTTCGGCAACCGAAGCGGCCTATCGCGGGCTGTTTGGAATGGATGCAACCAAGCTCAAGGTGGCTCGCGGTGTTCCTGATGATGGGAGCTTGCGCGATCACATGACCTATGCCGAACTAAACGCTATCGAGTTTGTCGAGATGCTTGTGCCTCAGATTGTCGAAAAGTATCGCGGTCAAAGCTTCAGCGGGGCGTACAAAGAAATCCTCGACCGGAGCAAAGCGTTGCGAGCCGTGATGCTGCCATCTGAATCGAGCGATTCCTAACCCCAACCCAGCCGGGCCATCACGGCCCGGCTTCATTCAACATTCAACCCCACCCAAAGGAAAAACATGAGCCGTCATTCAAAAGCCAAAAAGCGCCGCAACTCTCGGTGGTTCAACGCAACCCCATTTGCCAGCCCCTTTGGAGTCGAGTTTTTGTCAGCACAGGAGTTGATTGAATGCGCTAGTGAAGGCATCTTGCCGCGCTCAATTCACCTAAACTTCTTGCGGGTCTCCGATTATTTTGATGCCCAGGTTTTGGATATCCTCAAAAACATCTTTGATAAAAGTCGCATAGTTCTCGACTCTCCGTGGGCTGGTCATATTGCTGCCCAAATGGGGTGGGTGACACCAGCGAACTCGCTTCTCTGTAAAACTGTTTCGACACCACGAATTGCGGCAAACGGCTATCGAGCGCTGTATGGAATCGATGATGAAATGAATGGCGCGATTGCTCTAGCTGCATGGCAAAAGCCCGCAAAAGATGCCCTGGCGAGATCAAAGGTTGTTGCGATGGTGTGGGAATCTGATGACTTTTTTGGGTTGGATGCCCCACACGGAAACGTTGCGCTGCAACTGGTTGGCGAGCACCAAAGGAGTCGAGAGCTTTACGAAAAAGTTCAAAAAGCAAGCGATGATTCGATCTTGTTTCTCTACTATGGGGCTGACCTTGAATCTGGCTGCGTTATTTTGCAGCCATCAGAAGACTACTCATTCCTTTTGAGTGCTAACAATCCTGCTCTTGTGGCAATGAATATTGGACGGCCTATTTACAATCGGCTCAACGAAACTCGCCAATGCGTAGAGAAAAAAGGGCGAGTTCTTGAACGCAACGTCCAAGCTCAATTACACGCCCAGTTGGGTGGCAATATCGAAGTTGCAACACCAGCCGGAAGGATTGATCTTCTGACGGAGACTCACATCATTGAAATCAAGACGGCTCGAAACTGGAAGTCGGGCATTGGACAGATTGCAACCTATTCGGCCTACTATCCGTCGCACATCAAAACGCTGGCGGTATTTGGAAGTTGCGACCCTGGCACTAGAGGGGTTATCGAGTCTCAGTGCGAGGCCCTTGGTATTGAGCTTTGGTGGGTCTGATCTCCTAACCCCCATCCCCACACCCCCCAACAAAAAACCGGGCCATCACGGCCCGGTTTTTTAATCCGTCAATCGTTGCCATAGCCCAAGCGGCGTGTACCCTAGCGCGTTGGCTATCGCCTCCAGGGTCGTAAAAGGGACACTCTGGGCCTCACCCTCTTCGATCTTTTTCAGGTTCGAGGCGGAAACCACGCCTTTGGTCAATTCAGATAGTCGCGTCCGACTAATCGACCAGCCGTTCCGGGTTCGGAGCTGTTGCAATCGTTGGCCGCGTTCGGGTGACCAACGGAACGCGGCCACCTCAGTCAGGGGAATGTCCACAATCTGTCCAACAATCATCATCGTCCCTCAGAGTATCCAAAAGGTGCATTTCAGGGGGCCGGAGTCTACCTTCTGACGTAGGCTCCCGTCACCAAAAATATTAGCACTTTCAGTAGCTTGACTTTGACACTCAGAGTGTTAATATGGATGCATCGAGTTCAGAGCCACCCAATGCAAGCCGCCGTATTCAATCCCGTCCTGGAGCAATGGTATCCCGCTGACTGCCCCGAATCTTTTGATTGGCAAACCGAGATCGAGGAGATCGATCAAGAGATTGAAGCGGTTGAAAGCGACCTGGGCAATAACGGTTGCGCTCAAGTCGCGGCCGAAAAACTCAAGAAACTGCAATCCCGGTTCGATGATTTTCTCTCGGACTATGGGCACGAAATCAGCCGGACTCACGCTGACCTCACCCAATCCGCTATCAGCTCGCTCCTAAATTTCATCGAAATTACCGACACGATTATCGATGACCATGGGCGTTCCCAAGTCGTCGTCATCGGCTACCACAACCCCAATTTGGATGACGTGACTGTTGACGGTGACGACGAATTTTAGAGGCGAGCTATGAAGATCCATTTCCCACACGAATACTTAATCTGCTGGCGCGACGAAGCTGGCAATAAGCGGCGAACAGGGATTGAGTCAACCAAGATTCTCAACACTTCTGAGATCTCTTCCTTGCTGGGCGCTTCGCAGATTGACCAAGTTGAAATGTTTTTCCTGTGACAAAAAAGGGGACGGCCGAAACCGTCCCCGTTAATCGAGTTGAGGGGGATTTATCCCACCCAATCCAAAGATTCTAACCTTCATCGCCCCGGTTCCGCCGGGATTTTTTTTAGCCATGTCAGCGCCTAGCAAGTCATCTCGCCAACTTTGGGAGCCGTGGGAGGAAGACCTAATCCTCAAATCCTTTCCCGAAGGTTACGACAAACGCAAGGCTGTTGAGATTTTGCCGCTGCTAGCAGGACGTTCGGTGACGGCAATTAAGACGCGATTATCGCAACTCAAAAAAGCCAATCGGCTAAATGCTGCACCAATTCCGGTCGAAAAAGTTACTGAGGCCATCACCCCTCTCAGCCCAGAGCGTAGGGCGATGGCCCTGAGCATCGCGCGGTATGACCGCGCATCGGCAATTCGTTACGCGCGGTTTTGCCAGGGTGAAAAACTTCGGTACTGCGGGTAGCTTGACTTTGACACTCAGAGTGCTAAAATTAGAGACAAGTTGAATAAGTTCAGTTGGAGCTTTTGCTATGTTGACCGGAGCCATTAACCCTGTTGTCGATTCGATGTTTTTGCCGGACTCGGGGCCATTTTCCTTGCGTTTTAATTGTCAGGTTGGGCAATTGGCGCTTGACCAAAAAACCTACATCGCCAATGCTGGTGAGTTTGTTGTTTTGCACTCGGATAACTGGCGTGGCGCTTTGGGTAAAACCGAGGATGCCATCTGGACTCGGGTGATTTTTGTGCCGACCCCTCAATTCGCTGAGAAGACTGATGGCGAAGTTCCCGCTAACACCATCTGCCAAGCATTTATCAAGTCTGAATCGCGCGATGCGTTCGGCAAAGCATCGGTGATCGCGATGCAAAAGCATCAGGTTGGGCTGGCTCAGTTGGTTTGCGGCTTCAAGTCAGAGGGGCGTAGCTCGGATGGTAAAAACTACTTTGCCTTTGGGTTCGAGTTTCGCGAACCGACCAAAGATGAAGCGAAGTTCATGGGGATGGTGCTTGAATTTGCCAAGGGAGCATCGGCGGCAATGATCGCAAGTCACAACGCTGGGTTGATTTGCATTGATGGCAAAACACCCGAAGAGATTGAGCGATTGTTCCCCGCCCCGGTCTCATCCCTTGCTGCTGAAAATCGAGTGGCATTGCCCGCGCTGGCCGCTGCCTAGTTTCAACCTCATCCACCATTGCAGGGCGGGTCTATCCCGCCTTTTTTGATCACCCATGAACACGACAACCATCCCAAGAATTCAGCCCGTTCTGTTTGCAGGTGGCAAGGGGCAACCCTACTCGACCCCGCTGGGCGAGCTGCCATCTGTAACCACGATTCTGAGGGCAACCCAGCCTGAAGAAACCCGCAAGAAATTAGAGCAATGGCGCAAGGCTAACCCCAAAAACAATGCGGCCGAACGGGGCACGTTGGTTCACAAAGCCATTGAGGATCTGCTTACGGGGAAACCGGCCTCGCTACCTGAATCCCTGGTGGGTTTCTACCACTCCATTGCCCCATTCCTCGCTACGATCCAGCCCCTCCTAATCGAGGGTGGTGTCTATCACCCACATGGCTACGCAGGGCGGCTGGATGCGCTGGCGATTGATGCTGATGGGCAAGTTAAATTGATCGATTGGAAGACCTCAAATAAGCCATTCCTGTACACCAGCCTGCAAGAATACGATGCTGAAATCCAGAACTGGGAAGAGCAGATTAACCAGCTTTGGCAGAAGGTGAGTGAAGGGACATTGAGCCAATCGGCCGCCAATCGGTCGGCTTCAACGATTCGGAAACGTCACCTATCCCGCGTCACTGCGGATAAGGAAAAGTTTGAAGATTACTGCTGTCAAGTTGCGGCATACGCTCGCGCGGCCAATCACACCTATGCCGACCAGTTGAACGAAGCCATCACCAATGCGGTGATTGCGGTTGCGATTGATGGCGAGCCGTGCCAGGTGATTGAGTTGAATGAAGACGACCTCGATTATTTTTGGGATATTTTCGAGGCTCGGTTGGATCGTTTTTATTTGGAGCGTTGAGTATGGACAATTTGGACGCGATCAAAGCCTTGGAAGATGCGCGGGACGCACTGAATTGGTTGGGTGAAAATTACCCCAACATGGTTCCAGTACCTTGCATTGGGTTAGAAGAAATCCTGAATGCTTCAGTGTTCCTGGAATCGTTTTTAGCGGCAATTGGACAGGAAGGAATTAACGCGAGAGGTGAATTATGGGTGAAGCAAAACGACGGAAGCAACTAGGGTTGACGCATGAGGATCAGGCAAGGGAAGCAGGGAAAAACCTCGTAAGCAAGAAGGAGCTTGCAGGAAGAATGCAGAAATCCCTGGATCAGAAGGGGTTCTACACAGTTATCATCCCTCCATGTAAAAGCGCTGAGGACTTGCGAGGACTTGCGTACTGGCTGTCGTCTCATTGCGCAATTGGACTCTATATACCATTCGATGAGACCCAAGGAGTCTTGCTGTGCTCGCGATACTTGCCTGAGTTGATTGCGCGATGCACATTTTTACGACAGATAGGCGATCTGTCATGGGAAAAAATGATAGCTGATGCGTTTGCCGTCCCTGTACCAAGTTTTTCGTCAACTCCTCTGGTGGTACTTGCTGACATGGGAACAGAAGATGAGCTGAAGCTTGAGGTGTACCCCGTTTCTGTTGTTCGAGTTCTCGCGCTAACCAGCTAACTAACACCCAACGATCAAAGGAATTAACGCGAGAGGTGAATTATGGGACGGCATTCAAAATTGAAGGCACGTGCAAAAAAACGTCGCGAGTTTTCTTCCCTCAAAGACCTGTTGGGCGCACTACAGCAAAGGCTTGAGACTTCTGCATATACCTCTATCGAACTAACGGGGTTTTCTTTTTCCTTGCAAAGCGAGAGATTCAGGGAGGCGGCGAACAGACTCCTTGAATCCGAGTTGGTTGGCGTGGTCATTCCACCGCCTTTCAGCCCAAGTAAATATGCAACAATGTGGGTCTCTCGCAGCCCAAAAGATCTAGCTCCGGTATTTGCTGCCCTTGAAATGAGCCAAGACTACGGACTGTTTTCCCCAGCGAAAGGGCTGTCTGTCCCGTTGATTGTGGTAACACAACAAATGCAAGTGTTTGTTCCTTGCATTTTTCGGGAGCGTGCTTGCGAAGATGGTTCGATCTATTACTCTGAACTGGATGACTAACCCATCACCCCAACTACCTCAAACCTGCTACCCTAAGTAGCGACGGCTTTCTTGGTCGAGTGGAGCCTTTACGCCCTGTTTCCGGGGCGTATTTTTTTGGCTAGATTTCAATCCCCTCATCACGGGTGATCGCGGGTGAAGTTCCGCCGGGATAGGTGGGCAGCGTGATCGTGGTGACGCGCTTGGCCTTGAGCGTGATATCCTCTACCGCCTCGATCAAAATCGTGCCTTCACTGCGAATCGTGGCATGGGACGCGGCCCCGCCTTTTAATTCGATCACCATGTGGTGAGCTTCAGCGTCGTAGAGGATAACCGAGCCGTCGGGAAATTTCACCCAAGTCGTTGACTCAGCAGGGGCAATTGCAGCCGGTTCCGATGGGGGCGCGGTCGATTCAGTCCACAGGGAACCAAGCCAGATCCCACGCTCGCCAGCCTCGTCGAGTAAAAATGCACCGAACTGGCCTTGCTTGGGTAGAGCGAAAACCGCTAGCCCGTCGCCGGCCCCTGGCTGTGGGATTTGCAGCCAGGGCGTGATCGCCCCATCCCGGTCGGACTGTTGGGCCCGCACGCGGCAATATTGCGGGTCAACTTCCGTGACTTGGCCAAAGCTCAGGGTCGTGCGGCCGGCTTCAGGTGACGCGGCCCGTTGTTGGGTAGGATGGCGACGCATGAATTTCCTCTTAAATATGCAAGCTCAACTTGGCTCGATCAAATCCCAATTTGTCCCGCTCCGAACCACCGAATCTAAGCAGATTTGGCAGCATCGGGACTGTCCACTGATCCAGGTGATCGCGCCGCCAACGCTCGATCCTTGGTCGGGATGGGTGGCCCTGAAGGTCGGGATTCAGCGCGGGCAAAATCGGAATGGTTCCGAGTACGCTAAAGCGTTGCGGCTGCTTTTGGATCACCCAAGCCCAGAGGATCGAAAGGTCACGGTCTCGATTGAGTCCGACCGGGCCGCACTGTTCGTCTCTCCCACCAACGCGATCCTGTTTGCAGTGATTCCGATGGGTGAGCGGCGGGCCATGCTGGTCACGATTGGGGGTTGACGTTCGGGAATGGTTGTGGCAATATTCTACTCAAGCGCTACACCTCTGATGCCGAAAGGCGTTGAGCAACCGTAAGGCGTTCTAAATATTTCCCGAACCGCGTCCTCTGACCTCAGGGGCGCGGTTTGTTTTTACCCATCCCGGTCAAACGCCCCCGCATCCAGCGCTGTGGACGTTGAACCGTACCGACGTTCGCATCGAAAGTTCGTCTTCCAGCCCGATCCCTTCTCCAGGGAATGACGACACTCCTGAATCAAGTAGTTGCCGCTCAATCGGCCCATCCCGGTTAGCTCGAACATCACACCAGCTTGAATCCTGGGGTCTCCGATTAGGTCAATCTGCCACTCGATTTCATTGGCATTGGCCCGCCGCAACTTTTCCTTAGCCACCCGTCTGGCTTCATCATCGGATGCGACCGGCTCCGAAATCTTCAGGACGTTGGCGGTTTTCTTCTCACCCTCGGGCGGCTTCTCAGACTTGGGCTTATCGGCTCCATCGGGTTCCGCGCCCTCACTGCCATCCCCTCGCACCTCAGAAGCCTTGACCGTCGCCTTGAACGTCTTGCCCGTCTTGGGGTCGGTGTAGCTCAACTCTGCTGAGTCATATTTTTCAGTGCTGGTGCGCTTCCATTGGGCATTGGTCAACTCAGCACGGTCAAGGGCAAAAGCGGCCGGCTGGGAGTCCAGATCCTCCAAGTCCCAGAAGACGATGTACCTCGCATCCTGAACTTTCACGATTAGCCCGTGCTTCTCGGAGATCCGCTTCAAGAATTCAAGGGGCGTTTCATCCTTCTGCGAGACGCGTTCGATCACCACGGGCTTGACCTTGCCCCTCAGCTCTAACCCAGCGCGTTTGGCCACGTCGGCAGCAATCTTGTCGAGCGTGGTTTTTTCGTACTCTTTCGAGCCTTTGGTGTTTGCCGGTTGGGTGATCGGGGTTGATTTGCAAGCGAACCGCACGGTATCCCCTGATGATGCTGAGATCGTGCCGGTCGGTTCATCTAGCTCATAGCGTGTGGTGGGCAGCGACCCACCGCCCTCATACCCGATGGCCACTTCCAGGGACGCACCCAATGGTGGGAACCAGTCATTGAGGAACCGACCGGAGCCGGGGCCCGCGTCCGGGTCGTACAGGTCAAGGTCAAGGGTGTCCGATTGCCCCTCTACTGAACTGGATAGCTCAATCCGGGTAGCGAGAAAGGCGATGTCAGCCGTAATGTCACGGCCCTGCATCACGAGCCTGAACCAGATTTTTGGGGCGATGGGGTCTAAAGCCACGGCGGTTTGATCGAAGTCGTGACGGGTTCGGGTTCGGGCAAGGTCGGGATGATCAGGACTAGCCCCGGCGGAAGCAATGGCGATGGGCGCGGGGTGAATAACCCAGGATTGGCCCTGAGCAGCACTTGCACTCTTGCCACCGTCCCATAAGCAGCAAAGGAGATCGAGTCGAGCCGATCACCCTGCTTTGTTCGGTAGGTTCTATAGCTGGTCATGTCTTCAGCCTACAAGACCCACCCAATAAGCGTAGGTTAACCACGGGATGGGCATGGCGGCATCGGGTGGCTATGTAACAGCCAAAACCCTTACTGTATAAGGGTTTCAAAATCGATACCCCTCGAAAAATGCCGTTTGTAATTCTCATGTACCGAATCGTACCTTGTGTCAGGTAGGTTGCTAACAGCCAGGACTCCCACCCATCAAGGATTTCAGCCATTTTTATTTTTGAAGCAACATTGTAATCATTTATTTTTATCTAGAACGAATTAGAGATAGATAAAAATATGGCCTCAAGTCGAGTGTCTTTTTATACCTTGGGTGAGTCCAGAATTTAGAGACTCTCAAAAACTTGGGGGCTTATTTTTGGGGACTGGTGACACAAGCCGAAACGCATATAGGGCAAGGGATAGCGACGTTGCGCAAAAATGCAACAGGCTTTTATCTCATGAGTTGATGACATAGCATGGGGGCTTGAGGGGTTTAGGTTGGCTCTATTGGGTGGGTTCTGGGGATGGTTTGGGGCTTGGGATGCCCTCCATATTCCGGAGGTCATCTGGTACATCGACTGTCACACCACGCCATCCTCTTTCGTTAACCTACCCACCCACTCCCAACCGGGACATGCTGGTGATGTTCGCTCCCTATTCGCACCATGGCCATCATCACCACACCATCAACGCCCTACCCGGTGATCACCGCTCCTTACCAATCCGCTCGGTTGCAGCGAGTTGGGAATGAGGGAACTGGGAGTGCTGACACCTTGGGCCAGGTTCTGACCGACTACGACGATTTAGCCCAGAGCATCAAAATCATCCTGACCACGCCCAAGGGAAGCGACCCGCTAAGGCCAGAGTTTGCGACCAATATCTATCGGCTGATTGACCGGCCGTTGGCAGAGGTACGACTTCTGTTGATCCGAGAAATCTTTGAAGCGCTGCGAAACTTTGAACCCCGGATCGCCGTGGTCAGCGCTGAAGTGCGTGAGGGCCCAACGCTCGACTCAATTTTGGCGGTCGTGACTTGGAGGGCTAACGGCCGGGACGTGACCACTCAAGTTGCGCTCACGCAATAAAAAACCGCCATCAGGCGGTGGTCATTCGTCAGAGATTTGATTAATCGGGTGGTGTCTGGTAGGCAGTGATCACAGAAACCACCCGCAAAATCTCCACGATGGATCGAGTGCGAACGAAGTCCAGCAAGTCTTGCAATTGGGCTATTCGCTCGGGTGGCCAGTCTGGTAAGAGTTTTGAGAGATTGACAGGGCGTGAAGTGAGTTGCATCTCAAGCGAAAAAGTAAGCAACGGGACTTCTTATTGTAGCCTGTCTACTCAGGGCGGGTAATTTCGTGGACTAATCGGCGCAAATCATCCAATGGCAGTGATCGAGCTTGGCTAACCAGTGAATTAAATTGATTGGCCCTGGCTTTTCGTAGCTCTTCGATCTCAATTTCGCCATCAAGATACGAGTCTATCAAGTCCACAGGTAACTCCAGAGCAGCCGCAAAACTCAGGGCCCAATTACCCGTAAACGGTGTTCTCCCTTCCTTGAGCGCCCAAAGAGAGGGACGGGACACCCTCACAGCCGTTGCCGCTTCTACCTGAGTTCCAAAGACCTCGATCAAATATTCGACCAACCGAGTAGCCCGCCGCTTTCGATCCTCTGATGGTTTTTCTGCCATGCCGACCCCTGACAAATTTTAAAAAAAAAAACTGTAGGCAACCTATCAAATCTGTGCTAGGATACCTACAGACCAATTAGACAGCTCCATTTTAACGTATGGCCGCCACAATCCGTGCAATGGCGCACCGAGTCCCCCGACTCGCGAGCGCCCTAAGTGAAGACGCAAAGCGCAAGTCCAAGGCATGGTCTGCGATCAACGGATACTCCCTGAGAGAGGGGATCGCACAAATCATGGAGGATTGCGCGACTGCTAACGGGATCCCCACGGGCTATCCCTGTGAGGATCGATTTGCCGCCGCTGCCTGCCTGAAGCGAATGAAGTCGATTGACCTGCTTGAGCAGGCGATCGATCAAGCTTTTGCTCACCAATTCAGCCAAGCGGCCTAGGGGGTTTCATATGGCGACAGCAACCAAGTGGACACGCCACACCCGTAGCACCAAGCCTTGCCCTATCTGCGGATCGACCAAAGGTGAATGCCGTTCAGATGAGAGCCGCCCTGACGGTCGTGTTCAGACTTTTTGTCGCGGGAAGGCTGCAACCCCGAGTGGTTGGGGACATATCGGCTCCGATGCTCACGGCTTCGATATCTATTTAGATCAGTGGGATGGCGATGCTCGATCCTTATCCCCTGAAGAGATCGAGCGCCGTGCAACCGAGCGGGCCGCTGCCCAGCAAGCCTATGTCGATGGGTTGGTGTCGTTGACCGAACGACACGCGGTGTTCTTTAGCCAAAAGCTTTTATCCACCCAAGCCTTGACCGAAGCACAGCAGGCGGAATTGACCCGGCGCGGTTGGTCTGCTGACTGGATTGCTTACTTTGAATCCCTTGGGTGGCTGCGGAATTGGAAGCCCGGTGTTTCGGTCAAGCACCCTAATAACTGTCCTGGCTTTGGCCGTGGCAAGGCCAGCGGCAATGCAGGACTCATGATCGCGGCCGTCCACAAGGGGATGGTTGCAGGCGGTCAAATCAAGCCCACCGATCCGATTGAGGGGGCCAAATATGTTTGGCTTTCTCGTGACGAGAATGCTGGGCTGAAAGAGTTTCAGGGTGAGATGCCCTTGTTCCTGTGGCGGCATCCTGACGCGCAACTGGACTCGGTTGAGATTACCGAGGGCGCTTTGAAGAGTGCCACGTTTGCTCAAAAACTTTGGAGCAATGGCCAGATCAACTCGCTTGTGATCGGCGCTGGTGGATCGAACTGGGCAAGCTCTGAACAGCAAATCCGCAAGCTGTTGGCGGCAATTAAGCCCCAACAGGTGATCTTGAATCCCGATTCGGGCGCTATTGCCAATGCCCATGTGTCCCGGCAGATGGGCAAGTTAGCCGCCCTGGTTAAGGATACTGGGCACGAACTCAAGGTTCGCTGGTGGGGACAGCTCGCAAAAGAACCGGGGAAAGATCCTGATGAAATTTCCTATGGTGAGCTATCCGCTGCAACCCTGATGACCTGGGAACAGTTTGTTGCGCTGTCAGACCAGCCCGACCCGACTAAATCTGAAGGGGTTAAATGGTCGATCCCCGCTTCCCATGAGGGATTTCTGGGCTATTGGGTACTAGACAAAGCCAAGCTGGCAGAACTCAAGGCCCAAGGCCTTTGGGAAGATGGCGATCCGCAACCTCGGAAGTTTAACCCAGTCGCTAAATATGACTTCCAAGTTCATCGGGAAATTGCAGGTGAGAATGGGGGCGGGCTGGACTTGCTCGTACATGTTCAGGGGGCTTCGGAGCCTAAAGTATTTTTCCTGCCTTCACATGAAACAATCGAAGCCCGTCAATTCAACCGTGCGGTAACTGACGGGATGGAGCGATTGGTTCCATCGAGCCTTTCTACCAAAGAATGCAACAACCTGCTTGCCAGCCGATTGGCTGACTACCATGCCCGTGGAGGCAAAACCTATCGCCATGTGGACGGGGTTGGCCGCCAAAAGGATGGAACCTACGTTTTTCAGGGGATTCAGTTCAATCCCGACGGCACGATTGCCGACCCTGAAAAGACCCTTTGGGTGTATCGCAATCAGTTCCGACTGAACGACGGCGGCGATAAATCCCATGTTAAAGACCCCAAGATCGCTGCTCCCAATGACGCGGCTCTCACCCAATGGTGCAACGCCGTCACCAAGTTCTTTGGCCCGTCCGGTGCTTGCCAAGCGCTCTTCATGGCTGGGTTTGTCGCGGCCGGCTTGCACTTCGATGAAATTTTAGAGATCGAGGGGCGATTCCCAACCCTGAACGCCATCGGCGCTGCTGGCACTAAAAAGACGATCGCCATGCAAGCGGCCATGAGCTTGTTCGGTGGCCATGATTCCAACGTGGTCACCCGCGTGACCACACCCCGGCTCTACGACTTAGGCCATCGCTACCGTAGCCTCTGCATTGGCTACGACGATCCCGACTCGCGGGATTCATCTCTGGAAGAAACGCTCAAGGCCTGGTACAACGGGTCATCCCGTGAGGTGACGGGTAAGGTTCAGGAGCCGCACTCACCCATCATGGTCACGTCCAACCATGCGATTGGTGAGTCGCACCCGGCCACCATGAGCCGGATCCTTCAGGTTCCATTCTTTACCGACCATCGTGGGAACGGTGAATGCTGGGATGAGTTGAAGGAGGCGATGGGCGGCGCATCCGGCGGGATTGGCCAGTTGATCGCCTTGGGCTATCCCCGCAAAGAGATCAGAGAGTACGCCACGATGATTCGTTGTTTGCTCCCGCAAGCCCATGCTCGGGTTGCCGACAACCTGGCCCTGATTGGCTGGTATGCCAAGGCAGTGGCTCGATTGGGTGGGTTCAGTGAGGATGCGATTGACGACTACATCTTTGCCACCCTTTGCCCCCTCTACAACGACGCTGATAAGGCCGGTGATCCGGTCAGGATCTTCCTGGGTCAGCTTTCCGCGCTGCGTTCGACCAACTCGGTCGGTCGCTGGAACGTCATTCCCCACACTACGAGGGACGGGGAGAAATGGCTCGCGGTCAATCTAACCAGCGTTTGGCCCGAAATTGATCGCCAGTTCCGCAGCGTCTACTCACGCGACACGATCACCATGTCCGTATTGCAGGCAGGCGGCAAAAAGAGCACGGCGCGATTCCACGCCACTAAAGACGAATCGCTCACTTTTGAGCGTGACCATGCTCGCGGGCTTAACAACACCAAGGTTTCGACCGTCCCGGCCCGTTGCCTTTTTATTCCGATCTCGCTGGTTAAGGACTACAGCCTTGATCTGTCTGAGGCTCCCACCGCCCAAGACAAGGCTCACGAATCCCAGGCGGATCAGGCGGATGACGAACCGATTGAGGTTGAACCCACCCAATCCGAGTCCGTCGCACCCGTCACTCTGCCTACCCAACCCATCGCCCCTGGCACTGAGGTGATGGCCATGATCGCGGGACATGCCCGCCGCCGTCAGCTTGTCCAGTATTCAGACGATGGCTATTGGGCCGGCGTTGTCGATCCCAAGACAGGAGCGGGTGAATGGGTGGAGGTCAGCAAGATTTCACCAGCCCCGCCCAAGCCTCAGTAGGGCTATTCGGATCGTCAGGGTCTCTGCCTTTTGGATTGACGATTAACACTTTGGGTGTCAAACTTGGGATAGCGAGAGTGGCAAATATGACCCAGTTTGTTTTGCGATGGCCCGGTGGAAAAACCCGAGAGGCGACAAGGCTATTCAACCTTTTGACCAATAACGGCAAATTCAAGGGTATGGTGATCGAGCCTTTTGCTGGTGGTGGCCCCGTGAGCCTGACCGCATTCGAGCAAGGTTATTCGGTTTGGCTCAATGACCTTCACTTGGGCCCGCTCTGGTACACCCTGCATTTCTACCCCAAAGAGTTGGTTGCAGGTGTGCGTTATTGGTTCAAGCGGTTCCAATCCGAGGGGGCTAAGACCGTCTTCAAAAAACTCGGGAGTCAGCCGTTAGGACATGGGCTTGGCGAAGCCGTCCGGCTCTACGTTCGCAACCGATTATCCTTCAGTGGATTAACAGATTGCGGTGGTGTCGGCAAAGGACAGCGATTTACCGAGTCAGCCATTCAACGACTGGAAACGTGGGGAAACAGGCTCTGCAAATCCGAGCGATTCCATTCCACCCAAGTGGATTACCGCAAGATCATTTCCCACGAAATTGAAGACGCGTTGATGTTTTTAGACCCGCCCTACGAAAGCGCGAAAGCGTCCAATCTCTACGGGACTAACGGCAGTTTGCATCGTTCCTATTCGCATGATGACCTTGCGAAATCCCTCAAGCATTGCCCCAATCGTTGGTTAATGACCGTTGAAGATTCGCCACGAACCCGTGAGGTCTTTGGCGATTATTTCCTATCCCCTTGGGTGAAATCCTACGGCATGGCTCAAGGCAAGATCGGGAGCGAATTGCTGGTATCAAATTTTGAGCATGGTGGTTTGTGATGCTTGCAACTATTCCTGAATTTTCCGACCTTCTGCACATCCCTGTGACCCCCGTGAGTCGCAACGAGTGGCGACCCTTTGGAGAGGTGACCAGCCTGATTGCGAACGCCACAACCCCAACGGGTTCGCTTCAGTATCGAGATTATCAAGTTGGGCTGATCACCAATATTTACCGAGCGTGGCAACAACATCGCAACGTGATGGCTCAATTGCCGACAGCCGGGGGCAAAACGGTTGTGTTTGCGGCCATCGTTCGTGAGTTTGTGGCTCGCGGTGAGGGCGTGTTAGTGCTAGCCCATCGCAAGGAATTGGTGCAACAGGCTGCGAGCAAGATTCGTGCTGAATTACCCAGGAACATCGGAGTTGGGGTTATCAAGGCAGGTATCCCGCCCGCTCCGTTAGCCCCGGTGCAAGTGGCTTCGATTCAAACCTTGGTTAAGCGCCGTCCCCCCAATGCAGGGCTGGTAATTATCGATGAATGCCACCACGCCACAGCCGCGACCTATCAGGCAATTTTGAGCGCCTATCCTCATGTTTTTGTGTTGGGTGTGACAGCCACCCCATGCCGTACTGATGGGACGGGGTTCGATGACATTTTCGACACCCTCGTTTTGGGCCCATCTGTTGCTCAGATGTTAGCCGATGGCTATCTTTGCCCCGTGCGGATTCTCGCCCCAGCGAATCAGTCAGCTTTGCTGAACATGAAAGGAGTCAAGAAAAAGTCCACAGGTGACTATTCGGAGTCGCAAGTCGACGAACGCGTTGATCGAATCCTGGGGGCGATTGTCCCGGCTTGGCAAGAGTACCTATCGGGTAAGTCCACGCTGGTTTTCACCAGCTCGATCAAGTCAGCGGAAAGCGTCGCGGAAGAGTACCGAAAAGCCGGAATTCAGTGTGAGGTTCTCACGGGCAAAACATCGCCCAAAGAGCGTGATCGAATCCTAAAAGATTTCGAGAACCGCAAGTTTTTCGTGTTGATTAATTGCGGGGTGATTACCGAGGGAACCGATATCCCAATCGTTGAGGCGATCCAATGTTTACGCCCTACAGCCTCACTCGCTTTATGGCTGCAAATCTTAGGGCGGGCGATGCGATTGCACCCAAGCAAGACCGAAGCGCTCGTACTCGATCACACGGAAAACTGGATCGATCACGGTCGTCCTGAAGAAGAACGCATTTGGACGTTAGAAGGGGTGCGAATTCCTGAGAGTGATGAAGAGCGAATTGAGCGTGAACAAAAGGAGGTCAAGGAAGAACGGGAACGGGAAATTCGAGAAGAATTTGAACAGGCTGAAATCCCCCTAGAGGTGATGGAATTTGTTGATGTTTCCAACGACAGATCGGCCCGAGTTTGGCTGTCTTTGGCAACCTGGAAAGGACAGCAACAGAAGCGAGGCTATAAGCCAGGGTGGATTGTTTGCCGATTCAAAGACACATTCCCCGACGCAACCATTGAGGAATGTGGTTGTTTGCGTCGGGTGATGGGTTTCAAATATGGCTGGGAAAAGCATTTTTATAAGGATTTGCAAACTCCAATCAGTCGTAAACCCCTCCCAATCCGCAAAGAGCCAATCGTTGCTGATCAGCTTGATTTTGTTAATACCATCGCCACTGAGGTTGCCTAGCATGAACCCCGCCGAATCCAATAACATCATCATCGCGCTAGAACGCGAGATTGCCGCCCTCAAGGAACGGAATCAAGCGCTGGAATACGGACTTTCTCGACTCGACAAAGTTCGGGTTGATCAGTCCCGATTGCTTGAGATTGCATGGGCGGGCATCCAGTCAGCAACGGTGCATCTATCACCCGATCCGCTACCTTCAGAATTTGCCACAGCGAGAGAAGCCGTGGCGACCTATTTCCATCTAAAGGAGTCTGGCCATGAGTTTCTGGGATCTCCCTAGTCAAAAAGTCAAGTCATCGAGAGTCAATCGTCGGTGCTGTGGATGCGGGGTGCGTCTACCTATTGGCAGCTCTTTGATGAAATTAAGGTGTGTTATGGATGGCGAGTTTATGCAGCACATTTTGTGCATGGATTGCTCCGATTACCTTGAAAAAAATGCCGACGATCTTTACGACCCTAGCGAAGGACTGATCGACCTGAGCATGATTGGCAGCGAACGCAAAAAGGAGTCTGGGCATGAGTCAGTTTCACCTTTATGAACCTTATGAATTGCGAGTTGATTTGTTGGGAGGGCAGATCATCCTAAAAGATCTATGGGGACAGGTTTGGGTTGGCGAAACCCGGATCATGCCTCTCTACAACCCTCACCCACAAACCCTAGACCTTGCTGACAAGATTCAATCTGATTTTGCGACCTGGTACGAATACTATGAATCCGAGCAAAAGCGCCTCCACCATGAACAAATCCAAGCCGACATCCTCTCCAACGTCTATGGACGCTTGGGTTAAAAAATACGAAGCGGCTGCGTATTTGGGATGCGTACCTGACGTGCTATCTCGGTGGAAAAATCCGTTACACCCTAACTACAAGGGGTGGATTGAAGGGGTGCATTGGCGCTCGGGTGTGTCCGCTACAGCCCCAACTGAGTACAACTTGACCGCCTTGCAACACTGGAGAGACACCGGGGGTGATCATCGCCACGATGCATGGGTTCTCGCTTATCAATCCAGCAAGTCGAACGGATTGGAATCACCCAAGCTGTCAGCATAGTACTGGTACAGAATCTTGACCGAATGCCCCGTGAAAGCTGCAATTTCCACGGGGCTTTTTCCATTGGCTAATGCGTGAGAAATTAGCGTTTTGCGCGTCGTGTACGGCCTACGGTAAGGGATACCTAAAGCATTCAAAGCTCGCTGCCAGTACCAGCCCAGTTGCCCTGCTGTCCAAAGCTCGCCAGAGGGATTTGGGAACACGATTTCCTGAATTGAATTAGCCCGGTACTGCTTGAGCCATTCCTGGATTGAGGGTGGCAAATTAATCAATCGAGGCTTGCGATTTTTGACCGGTTTTCTAACTCTTCCCACCACGGATTCCCCGATCCATGCTGTGCGGCAATCTCGATCCAAATGAGTCCACAACAATCCAATCGCCTCACCCGTGCGGCAACCTGTCGAAAACTGAAATCGAAATAGCCCAGCAGCCGGGCTATGGTGTGTATCAAGCCAGTCCAGGATCAGCCGGATTTCTTCGATGCTGAATGCCTTGGGCGGCTGCTTTTCGATCCCGCCGGACGCATCTTTTGTCACCCAAGGCAGGTTTGAAACCAGCCCCTCTTCAATCGCCCAACGCCATACGGTTCCTAGAGATTCAACCCGATGGCGGATCGTTGACTGCGCCAACCCTCTAGCTCTCAACGACTGAATCAGCCGGCCGCCGTGGGAACGATCCAGAAATCGGCAATCGGCTGAAGCGAGTCCACACTGCTCAAGGTCGGATAGAATCCATCGGTATTTTTTCAGCCCGTCGGGATCTCGCAACCCCTTGTGGCTCTGCACGAATCGATCAATTAGGGACCGGGCCGTCAACACCCCGCCCGAGAGCTGTAGCCCAATCCCGTACTTGACCAACGTGGGATCGAAGTTGCCGGTTTTTAGATCGGCCTCAATCCTTGCTGCAATCGATCTCGCAACAGCCCAATCAATTGCGGTGTTGCCTAGTCCCAAGGCCGGGCGATGCTGTTTGCCTTGGTATCGAAATCTCAGGTGCAATCGCCCCCGCTGTGCCCAAACTGTCACACTGCCTTTCGTCGCCATGATGCTCAAACGAGGCTCAATTACTCCTAGATTAGTCCCAAATAGTCAGGACTGATCAAGGCAAATCAAAAAGCGATGACGGCTCAAAAGCCTTAAGGGTATTGGGATTGGGTGGATTTATTGGGCTACATGTTGGGGGTATTAAAAACCCCATCCCAGTATTCTGGGAATCGCCACACTCTTGTCATGGCGGGCGGCTCAGGGGTTGCTCAAAATCATGATGCTCGAACGATGCTCGGTCTCAGGTTCAACCGGCTTAGTTAACCCGGTTGAAGGACGTGGAACCGGCACAATCAGGGCATGGATATCCCCTTGGCTACCGCCAATAGCCCCAACCGAGACGACGGCTTGAATCACGCCGTCGTAGAGCAATTTTACGAGCAAATTTGTCAGGGGCGATTGCGGGGACAGATTGCGCGATGGGCCAGGCAACGGTATAAGTTCGAGCCGTCCGAGGTTGATCTCTATTGGAAGGCAGCGGTTGCCGAGTGCCGAGCCGATTTTGATGGCGACCTTGCGGACGTGAGGGCGGTGATCGCGGCGGGGTTGATGGCGACCATCCAGGAGTCCACTGAAGCCGGCCGGTTTGAGGCAGCGATGAAGGGCTGGGAAACGCTGATTAAGGCCACGGGCATCGGCTTCACTGATTCCGACATGATTCGTCATTTGACTCGCGAGGGCTATTTAGTCACGGTTGAACAGCAATTGGAGATCCCGGGAATTGCCAGCAGTTAGCGCACTCTCACCCAAAGACCGATTGCTCTTGGCCAAGAATGCTCAAAAGTTGGGCATCGGAACCACGCGGGATTGGTCAGGATGTGACCCGGTGGAATTCTTTCGGGATGCCCTTGGGGTTGAACTGACCTCAGACCAACGGGCTATTGTCGAGTCGGTGCTGTCCAAACCCGTCACCCTGGTTCCCTCATCCCACGGACAAGGGAAGACTTGGGTTGCCGCGATGGTGTTGCTGTGGGGTGTGTTCTGCTGGCGCGGGCTGGTGATTTCCACGGCCCCAACGGCCCGTCAGATGAAGGAACTGCTGTGGCGGTACGTGCGACAGTCATGGGACAAGAATCGTGCCCAGTTGGGTGGTGAGCGGGGACAGACTTTTTTGAGACTGGATGAAATTGCCCAAGCCTATGGGTTTTCATCCCGCGATACCAGCGATACCAACTTCCAGGGCATCCACGCCGATCGCTTGTTGATCATTGCCGATGAAGCTTGCGGGATTAGCCCGGACGTGTGGACTGGGATGGTGAGCTGCTTGACCGATCTCGACAACAACCGGCTGTTGGCCATCGGCAACCCCACTCGTACCCAAACGCCCTTCGCTGATGCCTGTGGCAAAAATCCCGACGCGGTGATCCGGCTGGGGGCTTGGCAGCATCCGAACGTTGCACCCTACTACCGGCTCGAACCCGATGGCGTGCATCGGCTCAAACCGGGATTGAGTGACGATCCGACCGCTCTGGCTAAGTTGCCGCGCGTCATCCCTGGTGCAATTACTCCGGCCTGGATTGAGGCGCGGCGGTCTGAGTGGGGCGAAAATTCACCACGATGGCAATCGCGGATCGAGGCTGTGTTCCCTGTGGACTCTGAGCATTCAGTGATTCCGATTCAACTTTTGAGGGCAGCGCGGGCGCGGTTCGATGCCATCCCGTTCAAGCCGGCACGCTACGGTCTGGACGTTGGGGATGGTGGTGATGATTCAGCCATGGCCGAATGGCGTGGGCTGGTGCTGACCCGGGTGGGTGTGTTGCCAGGGCAAGGCGATTGGGAGGATGTGTTGCGGGCGGCTCAGTGGCTAAGGGGGCTGATCGAAAAGGGTTCAACTGTGGCCGTTGACCGTTCAGGTGTTGGGGCTGGTGCGCTTGGGGACTTGCGGCGAAATGGTGTGGCCGCGGCTCCCTTTGATTGGGGCGGCGCTGCAAAAGACCCCACCCAATATGCCAATGCCAAAGCAGAACAGTTTTGGAGTCTGCGGATTGCCCTAGAGAAGGGAGAGGTTGCCATTGCTCCGTTGGGGACTCTTGAGGATCGGGCATTTGAGGAATTGAGCAGCATCTACTGGCGACTCACCCCAAACGATAAGATCCAGATCGAGCCAAAGGAGCAGACGATCAAACGGCTAGGGCGATCACCAGATCTCGCTGACGCGATTGTGGGTGGGTTCAACGCGCCGCGTGAATCGGCGAAAATCGTCAGCCCTTACCGGGGGCGTTCGTTTGTGGGCTTTTAGGCAATGAAACTAAACAACCAACTGATTAATGTTGCGATCAACTTGCGAGGGGTGGGCTATCGCGTTCGGGTCAAGCCACCCTCTCCTGGTTTTCCGATAGGGCAGCTTGAGGTATGGGACAGGGTTCCAGCAGCGATCACGATCAATGGCAGTAGCGGAGTTGCACCCTATGCAACCGTCAATCGGTGGGTTTGGGCAAGGTGTGCGATTTGGCGAGATGAGCTTGGATGGGGGGCTAGCACCCACGAATTGCTAAAGCATCGCCCAATGAGCGATGCCCCGCTTTTGCCGGAGCGGATTCCGGGCTGAATGGCGTGGGGTATTGACTACGGGGATCTGCGTAGTCAACTTTGGTATCACGTGTTTTTTGTTGCCCCGTAAAGGTTTCAGGAGTTTTCCACAAGCCAAATCGGGATTTTGGTATCACGTGAATTCCTAGGTACTCAGAAATGAGTACCTAGAGGCAAAACCCTTGTGCCGTGCGGGTTCTGATTTTTCCGCAGAAATGCGGAAAAATACCCGAGCCATGTTAACCGCCCTCGATCCTCACCCAACGGCATGATGGCAACAGAGTCTAGCCCCTGCCATGATCACCGCCGCCCGTCGTCTAATTGGCTTTGAAAATGACCCCAAGCTATGGCTGTCCGATGGAGCCATACCACTTGAGGACACACTGCTATCTCGACAGCTTGGCTCGGATGTTTCCCGCTACGAAAAGCTGCTGAATGATCCGCACGTTCGGGCCTGCATAGAGAATCGCTATCAAGCGGTGATCGGACGTGAAGTGCGCGTTGTAGCCGCGTCGGATCGCAGGGTTGATCGCAAAGCCGCTGAATTAGTGGAAGAGCAGTTACTCGGGATTCGTTGGGCGGGCAAGGAACGACAGGCAGGGGCCCCGGCCTCAGTGAACTTTGACGCGGCCTGCTTGGCTTGGCTGTCGGCAATCCTCTACGGGTACAAGCCAATCGAGGTGCGATGGGCGCGGGATGGTTCCGGTTGGAAGATCGACTCATTGCGGCCCGTCCCCTCACGGCGAATCAAGTTCGATCTGGTTGGCAGTGACACACCCCGCAACGCCCAGACTCATCAGGACTACGCGATCAAGATCCTCACCAAGTCAAACCCGTTCCGAGGGGAGTTTTTGACCCAGCCTTACCGGATCCTGATCCACTCATGGGGGTCTCAGTCGGGCAATCCCTACGGTAGCGGGATCGGGTCGGCTCTATGGTGGTTTGCAGAATTCAAAAAAGATGCGCTCAAGGATTGGTTGGTAGCAGTGGCCCGGGCCGCGGCCTTGATCAGGGCTACCATGCCGGCCGGCGTTGATCAAAACCACCCAATCTATAAAGAGGTGCAATCATTCCTGGAAGTTTTTGCACCGGAGCATCACCTAATCGCCCCCGATGGTGTGGTGTTGGATTTTCTTGAATCATCGCGAAGTGATCGAGCGATTCAACAGGAAATGTGCGAGTACCTGGACTCGCAAATCTCGCGATTGATCGGTGGGCAAACAGCCCTGGTCAATCAGTCCCAAGGTGGTGGTTCCCGTGCTCGTGATGAAGTAGCAGAACGGGTGGCAATGCGGTTGGCAAAAGCCGATGCTGATGCTCTTAGCTATGGGGTGCTAAATACCCTGGCTGAATGGATCGTCCGGCTCAATATGCCAGCAGCCAAACCCCCAACAATTTGGCGTGACTTTGATGATGTTGAGAACTTAACCGAGCGGGCGGATCGAGATCAAAAACTATCGCAGGCAACCGGGCTACCTTTAGACCCAACTTACTGCGAAGAAATCTATGGGGTGAAATTTGCACCCAAGGAACCGGAGGCAATCCCTGATGTTTCATTGCGACCCAATGAAGGAAATCCTGACGGGGTTACTCCTCAAAATCCTGCATTAAGCAGCAAGTTTGATTCAGTTTTCGATGCCCTATCTGTCGAGCGATTGCAACAGGAGCAACAGCGCCGACGCAATACATGGCAATCGATCCAGGGTGCGCCCTATGTCAGATACATCCGCATTCGTGAGGCCCAAAACCCGCGTGAATCCCACACAGCTTTAGAGGGTAAAGTTTTTCCGAACGATCCTGAGTTTTGGTCGAAAGCTTGCCCGCCCTCTGCGTTTAATTGTGGTCATTCTTTGGAACCAGTGGGGGCTGATTACGACGGAGAAATCACGCCACTACCGAGCGATGAAGAAACCTTGCGTCACCTGAACGAATGGCTTGGATACGATGATGCGAACCGCTCCTATTTTGACTTGGGAGAATAGGGCATGAGTGAACGATTTGATAGCCGAATTATTCAGCCATCTATCGCTCAAGATGAGCGCACCCAAGCTCTATGGCAACTGATCAATGGGCTAGAGAATCTGCCGATTGAAAGGGCGACTATCTATGACATTGATCAGGTGGTCAGTTCTGCCATTCCTTCGCTGATCCGCCAGTTTTCGGCTCAAGAATTCGTCGTGCCCAACATGACCGAATCGGAGTATCGAGAGCTGATTTGGCGCTCGATTGAGTTGCACCGATACAAGGGGACATTGCACGCGGTGCGACGGGCCTTGGGGATTTTAGGCATCACAAGTGTGCTGATCTCGGAGTGGTGGCAATCCACACCCAAGCGGCAGGTTCACACTTTTCGGGTTGCAATTGA